GACGCCCTACTACCGGGCTGGTTACCGGGGTATCAAGGGTCGTTTCACGGCCCACGGCGGACGCCGGGGCTCCGGGACGCACCCGAACGATAGCAGCAGCTGCCAGAGCCGCGCGAGGTCAGGCGGCCGGCCGGCTCTCGGCCAGGATCGTGCAGCCCTGGTGGGAAACGTACGACTTCCCGTAGTCCGGCTCGCCGTCCGGGCCGGCCACGTCGATGACCTCGCAGTGGTCATGCCGGATCAGCCGCCAGCTGCCCGGCGCGCTGTCCGGCGTCACCACGACGTCGATGCCCATCAGCCAGGTGAGGTCGGCCTCCCAGGGCTTCGGCTTAACCGGCGGCCCGATCGCCTCCGCCAGGTCGTCGGCCACGTCCTTCGCGCAGAACAGCACCTTGTGATGCAGGGTCATGGAGTGCTCCCGGATCAGCTCCCCGATCAGCGCGGCCATCGTCCCGGTCACGGTTCCGGCTTCCACTGCTGCGCGAACAGGGTCAGGTCATGCCGAAACTGCTCGGCGGTGGCCCGGTCGGGGAACTCGAACCACCATGACTCCCCGCAGATGCCCTCCGGGTGATCCTTGTCCATAGGCTGGAGGCCGGACTGCTGCATCCGGCGGATGACGCGGGACAGAAACGGGTAATCCTCCATGGCCGGATCTTAGGCCGGCCCGCGGCGGTTACTTCACCGCGGCTGAGGCGTGCAGGTTCTGCCAGGTGACGGGGCCGACCTGGCCGTCAACGTCCAGCCGGTGCCGGTTCTGGTACTCCCGCACCGCGGCGGCCGAGGCGGGCCCGTAGATCCCGTCGGCGGCCAGCTGGTTCACCCAGGACTCGCCCATCGTGGTGCGCCGGTAGTTCAGCCGGGCCTGCACCGCCACCACATCGCTGCCGCGGGTGAACGGGGAAGTCAGCGTGATGACCCGGCCCGGCCAGGCAGCCCCGCCCGGCTTGGCCGGGGCGGCCGGGGCGGCCCCGGTCCCGGTGTAGGGCACGTCATAGAAGCCGTGCACGTAGCCCTGGTCGTTGCGGCGGTCCTTCTCCACCACCATCCCGCCGTCGGACTGGGACCCGGACGCGGACGCGGCCGTGTTGCCCTCCAGGGCCCGGAAGTGCTTGCGGTCGGCCGGGTCCACCCAGCTGACCCAGCCGACGTGATCGAAGCGGTCGGCGTTGCCGGGGAAGTCGTACACCACGATGTAGCCGCGCTTGGCCTCCGGCTGGAACCGGCCCTGCTTCTTGGCGTGGGCGATGACGTCCCCGCAGTAGGCGAAGCCCTTCGGGGTGCGGATGCCCTCCAGCGGGCTCGTGTCGCCGTTCCCGCGGAACGCGGTGTAGAACCCCCACGAGATGAAGATGGCGCACCAGGGCACGGCCTGCATGCCGTACCAGGCCCCGAACTCAGTGCGGTTGGACCCGGCCGGGGACTCCTTGACGCCGAGCTTGGACCGGAAGACCGCCTCGACCTGAGCAGCAGAGGTAGCCATCAGGACTTGGTGATCGTGGCAATTCCTCGCGGGTTGAGGATCGACATGGCAACCATCTCGTCGAAGACCCAGCCCTTCCAGAACGCCTCGACCAGGTGGTTCTCCTCGACGTCCAGGCTGTAGAGCACCGGGAACACGCCGAGGAAGTTGGGCTCGGGGGTGAGGAAGATCTTGGCCTGCGGGACGATGATCGAGCGCTGGATCTGGAACTCGCCGAAGCTGGTGATGGTCTCCCCGGCGACCACGCGGTCCTTGAAGGCCCAGCCCGTCTGGTTGATGTCCCAGCGGTACATGTCGCGGAAGTCGAACGGGTTGATCATCAGCCGGGCGCTGGGCAGCTCGTGCAGGTCGGTCATCGCGACCGCGCTGTAGAGCGAGCCCGGGGTGAGGTAGCCCGAGGCCTCGGTGATGTTGTGGTTCGGGGTGACCACGTGGTCCGGGCGGGTCGCGTAGTCGGTGACCGCCGCCTGCAGGATGACCAGGAGCCGGGCGTCCTCCTGCTTCAGGATCGCCTGCTTGGTCTCGTCCTGGGCCTGCTCGACCGCGTTGATCCGGAGGTAGAACAGGTCCTCCTTGCGGATCGCCGGGCGGGACGCGATGCGGAAGAACCGCACCGGGATCCGCTTGCCCTCGAACGGGGTCACGCGGACTTCGCCCTCGGTGCCGCTCAGGATGTAGGCCTGGCCGAGGTCGTCCCAGACGTCGTATTCAACGGGTGTACCAGGAGTGACCGGATCCTCGACCAGGACGTTGCGGACGATGCCCTGATAGCGCAGCTTCAGCTGGATCGGCCCGACCATGCCGACGCCGAGGCGGCGGAAGCCGTGCAGCTCGTCGCTCAGGATGAGCGCCATCTTGCGGACCTTGGCCTCGCGCGTGAGCGGCGCGTTCCGGGCCCGGCGGGCCTCGATCTGCGCTACGTAGTCGTCGCTCTTGCGGGAGGCAACGCGGGGCCGCAGGCCGCCGAGCGGCGCTGCCGGGGCCAGCTGGCCCGGGGCCACGGTGGCAAGCTCGGTCATGGGGTGGTCCTTTCCTGCGTACCCGTTTCGGATGGGCTAGTTCCGGCTGATGCCGTACTGGGCGGCGTCGTACGGCGACAGCCCGCCGATCGTGATCTTGGTGCTGGAGTTGACCTTCAGCAGCCTGGCCATCGGGGCCGAGATCGAGGTGCTGGACACCCAGGGCACCAGCTGGCCCTGCAGCGTGCCGGCCTGCAGGCCGGTGCCGACGCCGGTCTGGGTGGCCACGCCGATCAGGGCAGCGCCGCCGCCGTCGGTCGGGTCGGTCCAGGTGGACGTCGGGTCGAAGGCGGGGGCGAGGATCTCGAACTCGGCGTCGGGGCCCATCACCCAGACCGCGAAGGCGTTGATGCCCGCGTAGAGCAGCTCGTCGATGCCGTCGCCGCCGACGTACAGCGCGCCCAGGCCGTAGATGGACAGCGCCGCCGCGGTGTAGGTCGAGCCGTTGTTGGCCGCACCGATCGCGCCGCCCGCGCCGCTCATCACGGCGCTGTTCATCTGGACGGAGTTGGCACCGGCCAGCGTCACCAGGTCACCGCCCGTGCGGATGAAGCCCATGCCCGGCCAGATGGGTACCGCCCGGGTCCAGTTCGGGTCGAGGAACACCGGCTTGGGCGTTGCCTGCGTCCACACGAAGAGGGGACGGATGGTGCGCTTGATGTAATCGTTGCTGAGGTAAGTACGAATCACGGTCCCAGCACTCCTTCGCCTCGTCCTGCCTCTTCCGGGGGCGGCCTGGTGAAAAGCAGCCCTCTGCTTCTTCCCGGCTTAGGCTTAAAGGGTGACGTGAAGGTTGAGACCTCGCTGAGAGCGAACTACGGCGTCACCACGTCCGAGGCGAACAGTGCGGCCTTGGCGGCCGGGCTGATCGTGGAGTACTGCTGGTCGGACAGCACCACCACGGCGCTCGGGCCGTAGCGCAGCCCGTTGGGCAGCACGACGTCCTTGACGGTGCTCTTCAGCGTGACGGTGCGGGACACGTTCCCTCCTCCTGCGGTGTGCACTCCGGGCGCGGTGAGCAAGGTCGTGATGGCGCGGGCGGTCAGCCGGCCGTACTGCTCGTCGGTCAGCGTGACCACGGCCCCGGCCTGGTACCGGTTCATGTTCGGCAAGATGACGTCCTTCTTGCCCGCGGCGATCGTCACTGAATACGTCATGCTAGAATCCTTGATATTCCTAGGCGTGGCATGGTTGATCTAGGACTGGCCCGGCTAGTCATGGCAGCCGGGGTGATGCATGATCCGGCACGATATGGCTCGTCTTGGCCGCCACGGCTCGGCAGCTCGTGGCTTGGCCCGGCAGCTTCCGGCACAGCTCGGCAGCCAAGGCTAGGCGTGGCCCGGCGTAGGTCGGCCCGGCTCCGCACGGCTCGGCAGTCCAGGCCCGGCTTGGGACGGCAAGGCTAGGCGTGGCGCGGCAAGGCCTGGCGCAGCCCGGCCCGGCTCGGCAGTCCAGGCACGGCGCGGATGGCGAGGCTCGGCTCGGCAGTCCAGGCGCATCCCGGCATGGGAAGGCTAGGCGTGGCTCGGCAGGGCCTGGCGCGGCCCGGCAGTCGCGGTATTGCGTGGACGGAGAGGCGGTGCTGGGCGAGGCAGTCGCGGCATGTCCTGGGTTGCGGGGCGGTGCGCGGCGCAGCTTGGCGGCGCGGCGCACGGCATGGCACGGCAGTCGTGTCAAGGCATCGCGAGGCATGGCAAGGCGGAGCGAGGCAGCCACGGACGGCTCGGCGAGGCCCGGCAAGGCCTGGCCGGGCAA